TAAAGAGAGAAGGGCCTTCGCTTCACTTGCAAATGCAATTGAGGTAGGACTATATCTTGTGTAGAAAAGGGGCCTCACACCTACAGGGTCCCGCGCCGCTACGACACGTTTACCATCTGTATATACAAGTGCGAAATCACCGTTTAAAAGTCCCAAAGTTTTTTCAATTCCATGATACCTAATCAGTGGTAAAATAGCTTCACAATCACTCTTACTTGGGCACCGCTCGATAGATAGTTCCTGATGATTGTAAATTTCACCGTTACATACTAACATATATTTACCTCTACGGAATGGTTGCATACCCGCAGGTGTGAGGTCATTGATGGCCAACCTGTAGAAGTCCATACGGCATTTACCCAATGTTTCACTTTTATAATCATCAGGTCCCCTATGATTAAGAAGATGCGAGGATATCTCAACTTCTTCACCAAAAAGGGCTATGATACCACACATTATTGTTAATTATCACGTAATGTTTAAGCCATCATTCAAAACCTTTCTATACATGTAGTCATCGGCATTTCCATCCATTTCCTGACCAGACATGGCAATCATTTCTTCACCATTAAACATCGAGGTACTGAAATCTAATATACAGTAAAAGGAAACATTAGAACGCATTGACATTTTATCTATACCATCGTAGTCGAATTGTTCGAGTTTAAATTCCTTTGCTATTTCTATAGGTGTTTTAACAATTCCTTCTAATCTTGGCTCGACTCTCCGTCTATTGTCAGACATGTCAAGTATTGGCCATACACCGTATTTAAATTTAAAATGAGAAACATATTTTATACAATTAATACCTACATCTCTTTCCGAAAAACACGCAAACCTGGACTTTCCATTTGGATCTACCAAGCTCAGATATGTTTTACATGGGATAAATTTTACAAGAAGGAACTCCATTTAAATTATATAAGGAAAAAATCTTTAAATAATATATGAATCTCCCAAAGACTGCTGGGCAGTGTAAATATATGATCACCCTCAATTCTGGTAAACCAATTATTGTTGGAACCGGTCCAGCGGGTTCAGGGAAGACAATGCTCGCATGCCACGTCGCAGCTGAGCATATTCGTAAGCAACCACGTGGGAAGGTTGTTCTCACACGACCCATTGTGGCAGCCGACGAGGATATGGGCTACCTCCCCGGGGATATGAATCAAAAAATGGAACCATGGACACGACCAATGTATGACATCTTCGAACAATATTTCACCTATAATCAAATGGAACGTTGCATTAGTATCGAACCCCTTGGATACATGAGGGGAAGGACGTTCAACAATACCCTCATCATCGCAGATGAGATGCAAAATAGTACACCAAACCAAATGTTAATGTTATTGACTAGGGTTGGACCAGGGACCAGACTCATAGTCACCGGGGACTTAGAGCAATCCGACCTCGCGACTGAAAATGGTCTTTCTGAACTTATCTACAAAATGCAACTCTTTGATCTCAAATATCTCGAACATGTTAAAATGACACACGATGATATTGTTCGGCACCCAGCCGTCAAGGAGGTGCTTAAAGTTTTACGGGTTTAAATAAGAATGAAGGTTGTTCTAGCTCTCCCGGGTAGAACTTTCTCGGGTTCGTTTCTCATGAACTGGACCCAAACTGTAATGACCCTAAACAAGAAGGGGTATGAAATTGTAGTCACGAATGAATATTCGAGCTACGTAACATACTCACGTATGAAAACACTAGGTCTCGATGTACTAAGGGGTGCCGACCAGGTGCCATTCGGTGGCACCCTAAACTATGACGTTTGGCTCACCATAGATTCCGATATAATCTTCACACCTGAGCAGGTTATTCAACTCATCGAGGACACCGAGAAATACCCAGTTGTTTCGGGTTTGTACCGAATGCAGGATGGAGTTCACTTCGCCACAGTCCAAGAATGGGACGTCGAATATTTCAAAAAGTATGGGAGCTTTGAATTTATGAGAGACCTTCCCACCGACAAGTATCTACCCGTGGCCTACAGTGGGATGGGCTTCTTTGCATGCCGGAGAGGGGTCATAGAGAAATTGAAGTATCCATACTTTAGCTACCCCCTCGTGGAGATTGAAGCTGAAGATGGGAAAATTCTGAGGGACACCTGCTCTGAGGACGTCTCATTCTGTAAAAACCTCACAGATGCCGGCTTTGAAATCATGGTAAATACGGATCTTCACGTTGGTCACGAGAAGACTCTTGTTGTTTAATGTCCTCTATACCAACCTCTATCATTTTTAATCCAAACTTAGATGAATTAACCCTGTGCCCTAGTTCATCCAATTTTATTTTTAGTAGTTTATATTCCTCACCAATATTGTAAACTTCTCGATCTAAATGACCATACTGTTCAATGAGTTTGTAGTTTTGGGGAATCTTGCTGAGTTCACCAGCAATTTTGTCACAATAATATTGTAATCTGTCTATACATTCATCCATTGCTACTATTGATGAGATTATTATTACATTAGAGAATCGTATAAATTTTCATCCTCACGGATCTTCAACTTACCATCCGTCCAGCGATTGTTGTCTTTATCAACACTTTTTATGTGTAATATAGCCATTTGTGGATGGGGTGAAATCGGGATGAATTTACCATAACCTGTAATAGATTCATGTAAACTATTACCGTATTTGATTTCTGAAGGATTGTTTTTATATACTCTATCTATATAATCTGGCCAATTAACCCAATCACACTCATTAACAGTAAAACCATGATCTTTGTACCATGTTTCAGTTGCACCCAAACATATGTTTATTCTCGGAACTTTTATTAAATCTGCATTTGTTTCATTTATAATATCCTTGATACCTTTTATCAATTTTTCCTTTGGCATTTCATCCGGATCTATAATAAATATATAATCACCTGAACATTGACTTGTGTGAAAGTTCCTATGTGCACTAAAATCATCGTCAAAATATCTTTCACAAGTGACTATATCATCTTTGAAATTATCTAATACACGTAATACTTGGGGTGTCACATGTTTTGTATCTACTAGGACATTAATTTCATCTTCATCATCTTTGACCCTCTTTAAAAACGAAATAAGTGAATATAAGTCTTTAGATTCATTACATACGGTGATAGCGTAAGACAACTTCATTGTTACTATTAAAGAATATGATATCTTTAAATTAAATATGATACCTAATGTGATACACAAAGTCATTATAGTTGATGATGGTAAACTTCCAACATTACCCGATGGTATGAAAAAGGCACTCGAAACGTGGTACCGTATGAATCCTGGATACAAAATTAAGATGTATTCTGACGACGATTGTGTTTCGTACATCAAAAATCATTTTGATGAAAAGGTTCTCAAAGCGTATGAATCACTGAAACCATACTCTTACAAGTGTGACTTAATACGCCATTTAATACTTTATAACGAAGGTGGATGGTATACAGATGCTAGAATGGTATGCTACCAACCATTAAATATGTTACAAAAGTACAATAAGGAATTTTATGTGTGTATAGATACACCTCAACAACAATTATGTATGACAACTGGATTTATTGGATCTATCCCAAAACATCCTATTTCAAAAAAAATGATTGATATAATCTTGTGGAATGTCGAACAAAGGCATTATGGTATGGATTGTCTAGCTCCAACTGGACCAGGTGCTTATATAAATGCATGCATTGATTACATAAGAATGTTTCCTACTAGATGTATGATAGGTAAACATGTTATAGACAACGCAGAACAATTTATAGACTACGAATGTGGTCGAATGGTTAAAGTGAAGTACAATAATGCTAAAGGTGCAGACAATAGTGATATTCTGGGTGGCAACGATTACGGTAAAATGTGGAAAATTTGGGAGGTCTATTTAGATAGCACGTAAATGTATACATTAGAATCATTATCAACTATAAACTCTGTGGTTAACCCATCAACTTTAGATAAAATGAAATCTACAATCTTCCAATTATCGAATATCGTAATGTCCTCGATAATCAGTTTTGATCCTTTCTTCATTCTGTTAATGAGTGAAAGAATTGAATTTACATCAGATGTGATATGATGAAGACCATCAATTACAACAAAATCAAATGAAACACCCGTGAATAGATTATCTATTTCACTTTTTACAAGTTGGTCTACTTTAGCAGTTTTAATATTATCTTCTTCAAATAGAATTTCCTCATCTATATCAGCTCCATATACTTTAGATCCCTTGACAAAATCTCTAAAAGCCCTCAAGGATGAACCAGGTGTGGAATCAAAATTTCGTTCTTCTTTATAGAAATACATGGTTGATGGAATTTGGGGATTTTTAGTTCCCATACCAATTTCCAAAATGTTTATATCAGATTGTGAAGATAAAACATTACTATAATATTTATAGTACGGGTTAATGTATTTATCTGAACCATATTTTATAAATAAATCCTTTAGTTCTTCTTCACGATCATTTGTAAAATCATCGTATCGTTTTATAATGGGTGAATAATCAGTCATTTTTATACAATCCAGCATATTAGGGATGAAGTGTTCTGCACCATTAATCCAGAAAAATGGATGATCTTTTGCTCCAGTTGATTTATAATTTTTACTTAAATTGCCTATGTTAAGTTCCATATGTTAATTATAAATACATTCCTTTAAACGATATTAGAGTTAAATAACAATTATAAATCAATGATAAATGAACCAGATTGGAAAGGTAAAAAGTCAAATCCCGATGGACAGGTTATCATCGGCGATGGCACGGAAATAAGAGAATATGTTGTTATTAATAAACCAACTGAAAGTTACACAAAAATAGGTAACAATTGTTATATCATGAGTCAGGTATTCATAGGGCATGATTGTGATATAGGTGATAACGTACAACTAAACCCCGGGTGTAGTATCGCTGGATTTGTAACCATAGGTGATAATAGTCATGTGGGTATGAACGCGTCTGTACACCAGAGATCTATCATAGGTAAATATTGTGTGATAGGTGCAGGTAGTTTTTTTAAGGGTGAGTCACCCGATGGTATCGTATGGGGTGGAGTTCCCTCAATTCCTATAAAGGTCAATACAATTGGAATAGAAAAATCTTCATTATCCGATAGTGATAAAAAATCACTTATCGAAGTTGGTGAACAATTCATTGACAATTTCAAGAGTTCTCGCAATATCTAATGGATACCCCAAAGAATTCTTGGAAAAAAACAATTGGATGTTAGACACTATAGCATCTTTAGATTCGACGTGACCCAAATTTTCAATATAATGAGGTTCTTCTGAAGACCATCTATACACATCATCCACACAATACACACCAATGTTCCGCAGTTTTTTACATGAAGAATTACTAACTTCTATATTAAATGTAATACCATTTTTACTGTTACCATTTATTAATACAGACATACTACTCGCATACGTTACATTTATATTTTCTAAAATATCTTTCGTTTTAATTAATAAGAATGTTAAGATTGATATAGGATGAACAGCTAAATCTGTTACTATGTTTACATCTCCAGGTATCATTGAACCGTCATTCATCCACTTCATTTCAATATGTTTTATGTCACTCACACCCCCTAAATGTTTTATAGCCTCGTGTTGAAGCCATGTAAAATCACAATATAAGAAAACATCGTCCGGTTTCTTAGAAAATATATCGAGTGTATGATCTAGCGTATCACATATAGGTTTCTCTACCCATATATTTTTAACACCCTTCTGGAATAGTTCCAATAGAATGGTATGGTGTGTACTCGCAGGTGTTGTAATAAACCAATACCCATCCACACTTTGTACATCAGATATATTCTTGAAATCACTACTTGGATTAAATGGATCGATAGTAATCAGTTCCTCGAGAAGAAATTCTTTCAATTTACTTTGAATAATTTTACCAAAATACCCCAACCCCACTATTACACACTTCATTATTAAAGATAAACAGCTTATCTTTAATAATGAGAGTACCATTTAATGATTTGAAAAGAATCCATGAACCACTCAGAAATGAGTTTCATCGAGCTCTTGATACAGTTTTAGAATCCAGTGGGTTTGTTGGTGACAATGTGTTTACCGAAAATTTTAAGAAATATACAAAATCTCGGTATTGTGTTACCTGTAACAGTGGCACGGACGCATTATACATAGCAATCAAAGCTCTTGAACTTGAAGATAATTCAAAGATTATGGTTCCCGCAATTTCTTATGCGGCTACAGCTATGGCAGTCGTGAATGCTGGACATATACCTGTGTTTATGGATGTAAACCCTAAAACAGGGTTAATTGATCTCAAAGATAAATATAACCAAATAGATGACGACATTAAATGTATAATCATAGTTCATTTATTTGGACAATGTGCTACTATTCCAAAAGATCTCAAAATTCCAATCATAGAGGACTGTGCACAAGCACATGGTTCGATGATAAATGGACGCCACGTCGGAACGATTGGTGACGTCGGTTGCTTTTCTTTTTACCCAGGTAAAAACTTGGGGGCACTCGGTGATGGTGGTGCGTGTATAACAAAATCATCCACACTTGCCACCAAAATGAAACAATATGCGAGTTTGGGTGCCCCAGCATATAACCGATATGAACATCAGACAGATGGTGTAAACAGTCGTATGGATGGAATGCAGGGATTGTTCTTATCAACAAAATTAAAATATCTCGATGAATGGACAAATGAAAGAATTAGTGTTGCGACAAAATATAACGACGCACACACATTTCCTAAAAGAAGTTCTGTCGGTAAAGATGTTTATCACGTTTTCTATACACTACAAGATAATAGAGATTCTTACATCGAACATATGAAGAAAAATGGAATACAAACCGGTATCCACTATCCCATTTCATTACCAGAATTAGAATGCTTTAGAGAGTTTCATGTTGAATGTAAACACGCAAAGGATTTTTGTTCCAAATGTGTCAGTTTGCCTATGTTTCCGCATATGACAGACGATGAAATAAAAGCTGTATTAGAGAGTCACAAAAGTTTTCCTCATTTGGAACAATAATTGGTCATCTTCCTCAGGATATAATATTTTCTACAAGTATAATAAACAATGGCTGCTCTCGGAGCTCTCGGAACTATGTCTGCTGTGGCGAGTGGTGCAGCGAACACCGTCGCCGCTGGTGTCGCCCCAGTCGGTCAAGGAACCAAACTTAAGATTGACATGGCGACTATTACCGTGACCTTCATTCTCGCCAGCATCTACATTGCCACAGCGACCGTTGGTATCTCTACCTTCTCGGATTGCCCAGAACTCGCGGATGAGAAAATTCACCAAAACCTCAGCCGCCTCCTCTCCGCTACCCTCGCGATTGCCCTCACCATCCCATTCACCCTCTTCGTGGCCATGGTTTCCAATGCCAAGTTACCTGGGGTCCTCACCCTAGTGTACTCCATCATGGGTATCATCGGTAGTTCTATCGCCCTCAATTACTCCCGCAAATGTAAAGCCGATGACAAGAAGGCCTCCACCATTTACAACATTATCAGTCTAGTCACCTTCATCGTCGCCCTCATGGTCGGTGGTTTCTTGGTCTATAAAAAACCTAAGTCTGCTTAAATGACACCAGTCACGGTAAATGTCTATATCCTGATGATGCTCTTGGCCTACGTGATGCGCAGGGCAGGAACATTTTCATTAGATGAAAAGGTAAAATTAATTGAATATTTA